CCTGGGTACGGGTAACCAATATGGAAAACGGCCGTGAGGTGACAGTACGCATCAACGACCGCGGGCCCTATGTCGGCCAGCGCATCCTTTCTCAACATTGGTTCCTGGATTACGATAAAGTTCCAATACCTTCGGAACATCACTCCATTTCTTTCCCTTAAGAACTTTACTTATAGTATTGAAACCAGAAGACCCATAGAAATTAGCACCAAGATTATAAGAAAAAGATAAAAGTGCTCCTTGTTGATTGTCATTCATTTCGCTCCAGTAAGGTAGTTTTCTTATGGCAGGAAGAAATCTATACTCAATATCATACATTAAATATTCATCTGCTTGTTTCTGTGTAATAAATTGACCTAGCTTAAACGTAGACCCATCAGGTCTCTGTGTACTACCCCACCCAATAGTAATGGGAGCAGCACCCGTTTTGGGGTCTGGGTATGCTTTTAGATGGCAACCTTCAAACTCTTTAATCAAAGCGACCCCAGCCGCTGGAATCTTTTCAGTTGGTGCCGATATTACTTTTTTGCTGCAAAAACTCTACCCCACCCATCGTTGCCCTTAGGACACCATCGGCGGGATAGGTCGCTACGTTTGTAGACAGCTCCCCTGCCATTGGTAACGGCACCCGAATACCCTTCGTTAAGGCTTCCATACGGGTCGTTAACGACGTAATCACCCGATGGGGTCTTCCCGATCACTACACACATATGACCTCCCGTAGGGGCACTGAGAGGTCCCCTGTGAAAGATACCAATAACTACTGGTCTTTTATTAGCAATCTCTTTATCAAGATCAGCAAACGTTAGATTGTAGGAGAAAGAAGAATTGACACCATATTCCATTAACACACGAGTTTGAACTGTATGATCTGTTGTATCTCCAACAGCAAATATTTTTCGGATGTAGGCATCATCTCCAGTAGCTCCTTTTAACGTGCCTGGTTTAAAATATTCCAAACACATAGCACAAGCAGAACTGTTACAAGTACGTTGAGGGTCACGATAATTATCTGTCTGAGGGAACCAAGGAAAGTTTTCTAAAATAGTTGTTGTTTGTTTTTGAACTGGTGTTCTGTAAATTCTTACCCAGTTTGATGAATCATCAATTAAAGGAGAATCATTTAAATCTTTTTCTAATTGCTCTACTGCAGCAACGTGCTTTGGATTTTTTTCATCGTAATACTTAAAGAAGCTATGTAAATCAATTTTCATTTTTCTCTCCAAATAAAGATATGTATAAATATATTTATATCAACATTTTTATATTCAATGTATATCACAGAACACTGGAATCATAGTTTCATTTTAAATGTTGACAATTCGTTTGGGTTTATTTATTATATAGTAAACACAATTAATAGAAAAAAATATATAGGAAAGAAACAATATTATTCTTATAAATTAGGGAAAAAACACAAACAATCAGATTGGAAAACATATACTTCATCATCAAAATATTTAAAAGAAGATATTAAAGATTTTGGTATTGATAATTTTTATTTTGAAATATTATTTGAATGTAAAACAAGAGGTGATTTAACGTATGCCGAAACTAATCTCCAACATAAAAATAATGTTTTAACTGAGAGAGACGAATATGGAGAACGAGTTTGGTATAACGCTTCAATAGGGGCTATAAAATTTATTCCTAAACCAGAGCACTCAGAAGAAACCAAAAAGAAAATGAGTGATACTAAAAAAAGAATGTATGCCGAAGGTTTAATTCAAGTTCCTATAATAACAAGAGATAAATTATCTGAAGAAGAAATTAAAATAAAATCAAATAGATTAAAAGAAATGTGGAAGAATGATCCTAAATTTGGGGTACAAATTTATTCAGACGAAAGAAAACAACAAATATCAGAAAAGTATTCTGGAAAAGGAAACCCAATGTTTGGCAAAAATCATTCAGAAGAAACTCTAATATTGTTTTCGGAACAAAGAAAAGGGAAAATTCAATCGGTAGATCATATCAAAAAAAGAGTTGAAAAAAACACTGGCAAAAAAAGAACGGAAGAGTTTAAACAAAACCACAGTAAAATATTAAAAGGGTTAATTCATCCAAAAGAGCAATGTAAATTTTGTGGAAAGGAAATGACAAAAGGAAATATTTATAGGCACGGTCATAATTATGGTAAATGTATAGGTAATAAAAAAGAGGAGAATATTCTCCTCTAAAAATTATCTATTCAGGGGAACCAGGGGTCTGGTGATATTTTCTTTTCATCGCCCCAGAAACCACGCTTCCGATAGAGCTTTCGGACCCTCCCGTAGTATTCGTTTGTTGTGCTCCGATAGTTTTTCTTTTGCAAGCGCAAGTTCTTTCCACTTTTCCATTAGAATTAAAAATTATTTCAGTTTCTTGTATTTGTCAAAGTTTAAAGTTACTAAAAGTATCAGTAGTAACATCGTGTTTGATTCCACCGACAATATAAGATTCGTTTTCCGTTTCTTGATTTGCCGTTTGAAGACCTTTAGAAGATAACCAGTGTTCAGTCCAAGGCAATGGATTGTTGTTAAGAGGAGCATCAAAAATTGGGTTCAATCCAATTGCTTTTAAGCGACGATTCGCAGTCCATTCAACATACTTCTGAAGAAGTTTAGCATTAAGACCAATCATGCTACCATCTTTAAACAAATAATCCGCCCAAAGTTTTTCTTCTTCAACACATTCCTTAAACATATTGTAAACAGTTTGTTCTTCTTCTTTAGCAATTTTTACCATGTCTGGATCATCACCTTGATTCCATTTGTTTAAAATGTTTTGAGTGATAACCAAGTGTTGTGATTCGTCACGGGCAATCAAACCAATGATCTTGGCATTGCCCTCCATGAGTTTAAGTTCACCAAAAGCAAACGAACAAGCAAAGCTTACATAAAAACGAATACCTTCCAAGATGTTTACATTAACGACAGCACGATATAGTTTACGCTTCAGCTCATACAAAGTATCTTGAGCAGCAGGAACACCTTCAAGCTGATGTTGCCATTGATTACCTGACGAATAAATTTGTGCTGCTTGAATAAAAACATCATATGCTTTAGTTACACTGGCAGCCCGTTGAAGAATTTGTTTGTCTTGAATAATAGTATCAAACACTTCAGTTGGATTAGAATATACATTCTTGATAATGTAAGTATAAGAGCGACTATGAATCATCTCCATAGTTTCCCAAATTTTCATACATGCTTCAAGTTCAGGAAGAGAGCAGTACGGAGCAAATGCCATACTAGGACCACGACCTTGAACAGAATCAAGAAGAATCTGATACTTCAAATTAGCAGTAAAGATATGCTTTTGCTCTGGGCGAAGTGATTGAAAATCAGCACGATCCTTTTGAAGGGAGACCTCCTCGGGTCTCCAAAAATATCCCAGCTGTTGCTGAGTCAACTTATCAAACACCGGATACTTAAATTGATCATATCTTTGAACACCCAATGGGGCGCCAAAGAACATTGGTTGTTTAAGGTGATTAACTTCTTCTGTATTAAATACAGTCATTCCTTCAATGTGGCTCATAGGTTCTTCGTTAGTTTTAAATTTTACAACTGTCATTTTATATTTTACAAGAAGAACAATCATCTTCTTCAAATTGCAACAGGTCATTAAGCATATCTTCTACATCTTGTTTCTCTTGTTCTTCAACAACACCATCTTTCTTGGCGTCATATGTATTTTGGTAGTAAGAGGTTTTCCAACCATACTTATAAGTGTTGAGAAAATCTTGTGCCATCACCGACACAGGAACTTCATTATCGGCATAATTTTCTGGATTATACGACCAGTTACCGGAGATTGCTTGATCAAAGAACTTTTGCATAACTGCAACAATATTAATATAACCAGTATTGTTAGGCATATCCCAAAGAAGCGTATAATTATTCTTGAGAGTTTGATAACTGGGGACAATCTGTTTAAGAGGCCCTTTCTTTGATTTTTTAATGGACAAGTAATCTCTAGGTGGTTCAATTCCATTTGTTGCATTAGAAACTACTGAACTATTGTGAGAAACTAGTCCTTCACAGTTATAGTGATGAACTTCCGGGACTTCGATATCATAAGTGGGGAGGGTTTCTCCGGTAAACTCAATCTTTTTAACTTTCATTTTTCTTCTTAAATTTGGTGTATTCTTTAATTAATTGTTGCTTTGTAATTGAACATTTTTCCTTTTTGGAAGAATTGATCTTTGATGGAATAATTTCCACATTAATTACCGATCCGATAATTTTAGGATCAATATCGTTAATAAATCCCATTTTAATTGAATACTTGTGATCTAAATGAAAATGTTTAGATCTCATTTCTAACTTTTCAACAAGTTCGCCATAAAATAATAAACTTTCATTCGTATATCTATTTACAAGACTTCTATATTTCTTAAAATCATCAATAATACTTTTTTCAATCCAAACTCCTAATTCTTCCATTCTTTTTCTATATTTTTCAGAAGATTCCAAATATATTTCTTTCCAAGAATCTGGATATTTTTCTTTTAGATATTTGGTATTTCTTATATGATTTTTCTTCTTATGATTAATATGAGTTAAAATCACATTAATTTCCTCATCACTATAACCTCTTTCTTCGTAATATTTTTTATGAACACCGGATGTGGATATTTGATATTCGCATATTTTCATTTTAGCGTCCTCCAATGAATATCCAAGATAAATCCAATACTCTACACATCTTTTAGATTTTTTACGCATATCATATTCTTTTTTTTCTTTCCAATTTTCTCCATATTTTTTTATAAACCATTCATCAGAAGATGAATATGCACTACTTTTTTGGAAGTTTTCATACATCTCAATTCCTTTATTCTTTCCGTGTCTTTTTATAAATCCATTTTTAGAAGTTGATTTGTTTGATTTGTAATCATCCACAATTTTTTGTGCTTCATCTAATGAAATATTTTTTCGTAAAGACCAATACATAGGTTCATATGATAATGAAATTTTTGATTTTTTATAATCAGATAAAAATTTAACTAATTTTAGAGTAATAGTTCGATCAAATTTTTCGGAAGGAAGTTCTAAAAAAACTTTTTCAAGAAATCGATAATTATTAGTATTATATCCAGAGTCTTTTATGTCTTTAATAAGAGACTCTGGATCACTAACATTAAACTTAGAACTAAGGATATTACAAAGTTTTTTCATAACTTAAACATAGCACAAATGCCTTTTATATTTATTTATAATAATAGGCATTTGTGCTTCCTATCAAAACTCCATTATATCATCATTTTCAGTCAAATCGCAAGCACATTTCCAAATTTCATTTTCAAATTCATCTTTAACCAAAAACTTATGAGTAGGAGTGCATTTAATTTTTTTCCCATCTTCCATAACTAAAGTAACAATTTCTCTCATACCATTATAATAAATCTTGTCAACAGATTTATCTCCATCTAGAGAAGGAACCATAATAGGGGAATCTAATGTATGCCATCCAATAAGATCTTGAGATTCAATTTTTTTCCAGTCTATCTTTCCATTTTCACAAATTTGATGAAAATTGACAAAACCTTCAGAAGTTTTTATTTTATGTTCCCAAAAAAGGCAAGATTCACTTGGCATTTGTGCCGACAATGTTGAGTTCCGTACTCCATATTGTTTAACTTGTTCCCTAAGACTATCCCAATCATATTTCAAATTATTTGGAACAATTTCATCCACATCTTTCTTATAAGTATCAATCGGCAGAATACCCTGACCATACTTGGTGCGATGAGAATACTCACAGGCACCTTTTTCTTTCGCAAGATTTACGGTTGCCTGAATCAGATAATATTGGAATGCCTCACTCAAGTCGTGAACCAGATTCCAAGATGCAGGATCCTCATATTTGACGCCGTGCTTAGCAAGGAAGTGTGCCAAACCAATATAACCTATCCCAAGTGATCGACGCCTCTTGGTGAAGTTCTCTGCTGCCTTTACGGGGTAATTCTGGTAGTCAATAATCTCATCCAAAGCACGGACAGAAAGATCGCAAAGTTCTTTCATATCATCAAGGTGCTTTAGTTTTCCAACATTAATCGCAGATAGAATACAAGTCGCAATTTCTCCATTCTCATCATCAATATGCTGAATTGGAACTGTGGGTTCTGTGACTTCCATACAAAGGTTACTCATATTAACCTTATCCAAATAAGAACTATGAGAGTTACAGCGATCGATATTCATAATGTAAATACGACCGGTCTCCGCTCTTTCCTTTAGAAGATCCAGAAAAAGTTCTTGTGCTCCAATAGTTTTTCTTGGAATAGACTCATCTTGTTCCGCATTTACATATATCTCATCGAATGAATCTGTACCAAAAGCATCATACAATCCGGGAACTGAATGTGGAGAGAAAAGTGTAATCTCCTCATTCTTGATAAATCGCTCATAGAACAGTTTGGAGATTTGAATGCTGTAGTCCAACTTACGAACACGATTATCTTCAGTTCCTTTATTGTTTTTTAGAACCAAAATATCTTCTATTTCTTGGTGCCAGATAGGAAAGTGAACTGTAGCAGAACCACCTCTGATGCCGTTCTGAGTGCAGCATCTGACAGTTGCCTCAAACTTCTTAAGGAAGGGCACCACGCCTGTGTGCTGTACCTCTCCGCCTCTGATTTTGCTGTTGATGCCACGAATTCTACCAGCGTTAAAACCGATACCAGCCCTTTGTGAGA